ATGGGCGACTTATCAGCCGCAACAGACAGTATATCACCACTCGTAGCAGTCCTCTGGGTTTTCTATCCCATGGCTGCTTTAGTGTTGATTGAACTTATTTTAAGAGCAATTAATGATGATGACGATGATCAAGATGGTGGGAAGGGAATTAGAGTTCGTCAACAGGAAATGATTCCTGTAACAGTTCCATCAGGTGCATGAAGAAAATTATAGATTGGGATCATTATTATTGGAGATTTGCTGAACGTTGGAATGGACGTTTAGCAATGGTTGGTGTAGTGGGTTTGATAATATTCTTGACATTAAGGTAAAAATACCTATATACTATGAGAGTATAATTACCTACCGATGCAAGTATCACTTTTTTTAGGAATTTTAGGCGTATACGTTTACTTCAATGGAGCCATCAGTTCTCTCGTATTTCAATAACATATTAATTAACACTCCAGTATCAGCACATGGACTGTTGGAGTTTGGATTTTTTGTGGTAGTAGGAGTTACTGCAGGATCATTAGGATTGATATGACAAATTTAAAAAAAGAAGCGTTAAAGATACTTTTTCGTCATTACCCTCCTTCAGATTATGATCCTGTAACTATTCATGAATGTGCTGATGAGTGGGAGCAGAAAGGACATGTTACTTGTTCGGGTATTGTTTCTTATTATAGAGCATATTTTAGTGGAGAGTTTAGATAAAAAATTTGAGGGGGCTATATAGAAATAGCAACCCTTATTTTTATGCCCGAAGAAGCAAAGGAAGAACTTCATGAAGAGCATCATGAAGAGCAACCAAAGAAGAAAGGTTTCTTTGGTAAAGTAAAGTCTGCTATTGTACCAGATGCTGAAGAGCAAGCAGCGATCATTTCAACGATGGTCAGAATTACTGTGCTTGCCTGGAGCGGTGGAATATTGACTCTTAATTATGTGGCGATTCCTGGTATACCGCAACAAAAAATAGATCCGACTTTCATAGCTTCAGTTTTCACTGGAGTTTTAGCTAGCTTCGGAATTCAGACAGCATCTAAGAAGGGTGATGGAACTATGAAGATGAATGGTAATGGTAGTGGTAACGGAGCACCTCCTGCTACTGCAAAAGATATTGAAGCGATCATAGCGAAAGCTGGTCCTACTCAAACTATTCGCAT